TTGTTACAGAAAATTACTATTTAAAGAGTATGACAATTCAGGAACTTAATGATTACATTACATCATCAAGTGCTAAGAAAAAGATCATACAAAAATGCAAAAATGAAATAGTGAGAAGGAATGTTTGATAAGTTTTTAGAGTGGTCTTTTCAAAGAAAGGCAAATTTATTATTTAAAAGGAGTAAAAAAATGAGTATAGACAATATAACACCGCAAGAATGGGATAGTGTAAGGCAAATCAAAAAGGCAAATCACGACCCTGTAAATAGACCAAGCCATTATAATCAAGGCAAATTTGAATGTATTGAATACATAAAGCAACAACTAGGCAAAGAGTTTCCCAGCTACCTAGAAGGTTCAGCGATTAAGTACATTCATAGGCATAAAGACAAAAATGCGAATATCCAAGATTTAGAAAAGGCAAAATGGTATATTAATAAGTTGATAGAACATTATGAGAATCTTTAATGACTGATAAAAGGCAAATCGATATTTCCAATCTTAAAAGGCAAATCAATAAAGGCAAATCGCTAAACGAGGTTTCTGTATCTTTAGGTAAAAGCAAATCGACAATTCTAAAGGTGGCTAACGAGAATGGATTAAAGTTTGAAAATAAAAGTCATTGGGCAAATTTATAAAAGGCAAATTTAATATGCGAATCACAGTAAAAGACAACTTAAAAGATATTAGAAAGCAATTAGATAAAGACTTAAATAAAAAAGACTTTAATAAAATTATGGCTAGAGCCATGAATTACACAGGAGAAAGAGTTGTTAATGCTGAAAGATCACACCTACACGATAAACTAGATAAACCTAGACCGCAAACAGTAAAGAGTGTTGTCATATCTCAATTTGCTAAACCAAGAAGCAATAAATTAGCTATGACTGTTAGAGTCAAGGATTGGGCGGCCAAATACCTGCATTACATATACACAGGAGAGAGTGAGCCTGCAAGAAGACAGGGATATCCCTCTCCAACAAAAGATGCAAAAGGCAAAGAGGGCAAATTTGGTAACATATTAAAACTATCTTCTAAAGGTGGTTTATTATCTAGGGTTGATAAAACAGCCGAGTCACAAAGAAAAGGCTCACGTTTTCAAGGAGTACCAAAAGGTAAAGGCTCTAAGACTTATGGTATATGGGAAAGGCAAGGTAGGAAGGGTAGAGAAGGCCTTAAACTTCTTGTTGCCTTTACTCCATTTATTAAACATAGAAAGTTTATTGATTTCTTTAGAGTTGGAGAAAAGGTTATAAAGAGCACCTTGCATAGGGAGATTAACAAACAGTTTGCAAGGCATTTAAAAAGAAGATAAAGGCAAATTTACCATCAAGGCAAATTTACCTTTACTGCAAATTTACCAAAGGTAAAAAACTATAGCCGAGTCATCGCTAATCTCAGCAAACTCAGTAACATATTTTGATTTTTCCTCATCTATTATCCAATTTCCGTTTTTATCTTTTTTTACTTTTCCGTTTTTATGTTTCTTATGCACTATCTCTCTCCTTGAATACTCAAGACATGGATACTCATTCATTTCCTCAAAATCAACATCTAAATTATATTTATCTTTAACATAATTTTTTATTGCTTCATTTATATCCCAGCTATTTAATTTAATTTCCATTTTTACTCTCCTTTGCCTGTTTATCAGTTTTATAAATATTGCAATCATCACATTTCTGTATTTCTTGCACCTCTCTATCCGTGTTGAATGTATCTATCCACCCAGCACCATTACATAAATCGCATTTCATTCTTATAACTCCTTATTAAATAAAATTACCATTTTCATCAAACTCATATCCATTTGACTCAACATGCTCTAAAAATGATTCTTTAGATAAGTAGTATCGATTATCCTCAAACCATAATTCAAACATTTTATTTTGTATTTCTGAAACAAAATCATCAGTAGAAATTATGATAGATTTATATCTTTTACTTTCGCCTAATACTTTATATTCTTCCTTATCTAATAATGTGTTTGTAAAGTTAGCCAAATCATCACAAAAGCAATATCCATTACCTGTATAATCTTTTAGCAATTCTTTATAATCTTTATTACTTAAATCATAATCGGGTACTAATTTTATAAAACACTGTCTCGTTTGATACTCATCATTTGAAAGTGAATAATCAAAATCCATATTCAAAGTGTTTGCAAACAATTTGAAACTATCTAAGTTTTCATCAGCCCAAGGATTTATATTATTTGGATTTTCTAGCCAAAATTTTTGATATATTTTATCGCACAGTTCATCATCTTTTTGCAAATCAGAATAATCATAAACTGTGTATTCTTTTGTTATTACTTTACTCATAATTTTTCTCCTTAACTGTTTTTATAAAAAAATGTACTATTGCCAAAATTAATGTAGCCATAATAATATTTCTGATCTTCTGCAAACTGCTCTATATCTACATAACACATTAACGCTTCATCTACTTGATTGATTTCAAAAAAATAATCGTGCATATAATCTTCAAAGTAATTGCTATTTATAAATGTTTCTCCAAACTGCAAATATTCTTTTGCGGTATTATCATCTGAAAATTCATCTGTATATTCTTTGATAAACTTATCTATATCTAAAAGCAAATCATCTTCGTATGAAGTTCTATGCTCATCTTTTTCTAATTTTTCTTTGTAACTTAGTAAATCTCTACTATCTATTACATCATTTGTATAATCTATATCTTTCATGTTATTTAACTCCTTACTTTTATTTAACATACATACATAATATACTAATATATATTAGTATGCAATACCTAAATGCAAATTTATTTTTACCGCAAATTTAGTTAAGGCAAATTTACTTTTGATGCAAATTTACTTTTGATGCAAATTTAGTTTCAAGGCAAATTTATATTTAAGGCAAATTTATATTTGAAAAAAAATAATTGAATCAAAAAAAAATAACACAGGCCACCAACACAAGAGAACAGGGACAACAACAAGAACAACAACAGGAACAGCAAAAGCATTGTAAGGCTCTGTATTGATATATTAATATGTATTAGTAGTAATGCATTAAAAGATTATTAGAAAGGCTTAGAAAGGCTTAGAATGATTTATAAAATATGATCTATTTATTACAGGCATAAAAAAAGGCGGTAAGAATACCGCCCTTGATTGGTTAGATTTAATTAATTGTAAGAACTCCAATAGCCATTGGCTTTACATTTGGTATTTGATGGAACAACAAATATATCCTCTAATTCATCTTGATTAAATCTCTCATAAAGAAACTCAATTCCATCATCAAAGCTTTTAAATATTTTATTGGAAAACATTCTATTGTATGCCCAATCAATTATTTTAAATTCTTGTATATCATTCATTTTTTTTAATTCTCCCTTATTATTTGTGGTTTGTGGCCTTGTTGCTTTAGTCTGGCAAATTTATTTTTAATATCTTTTAAAGACTTGCTCACCATTACTAACCAGTTATCATTTGTTATTATTTTATATTTCATTATTACCCCCTTATGATTGATGAAATATCGCTACTTCATACGTTGATAATTCAAAACTATAATATGAATGCTTCAATTCTCTAGCATAACTCTCATAATCAAAATTATTAAATACGAACTGTTGGGCGTCTTTGTTTACTTTAGTTAAAATATCATCATCAGCACATTGATTAGCAAAATCATCAAAATGATCATATTTGCATATATATGTATTTTCCGCTTCATCTATTAAATCAATAGAATAATCATGTTGATTTTCCATATATTTAAATAATATTTCATTATCAATATAACTATCTGTTACAGCGTGAATAAACTCGTATAACTCGCCATGATCGGGATATTCTCCCATGTCGGGGAAATCATCATAATCATGTACCGCTACTTCGTCCGCGTTTCTAGTCACCTCTTTAATAGCTGTATAAAAACTATCTAAAGAATCATAGTCTAAAGGATAGAGCCAACCCCCAACCATTCGCCCCCCGTTGTATGCTTCTAAGTTAGCAAAATATATTCCGTGCTTTGTTTGTTCTCTTTTAATTTGTTCCATTGTTACGCCCCTATTATTAATGAAATAATTAACTTGATAGCCACAAGGCCAACAAGCAACACATAACCAAAAGCCAAAGAATAATTAATAGCCCTAGTTCTTGCATTGTCTACCGCGTTAATTTTAAATTTAATTTCGTTTTTATTATCCATGTTTATATTCTCCTTATAATGTTAAACATAACCTATTATATATAAATATATATTAGTATGTCAAGTATTAATTAAATAAATATTTAATTCTTTTTTTATACCTTTATAAATTTCATGAATAGTAGTCATTAATTAATTTATGTTTGCTTTTTGTGATCTTTGGCGGTCTTTTTCTCATGTCCTCGCTATCCCTTTATTTATAAGGCTCTCAGGCTTTAGGTTCTTTCAGCCGTACTCGTACGCAGGTTGCAGCAC